CTGTCCGGTGCCGAAGTCATTCAAGAAGTGGCACGGAGGCACGGACATGAAATACACGATTAGAATGAAGGAAAACAATCATGGCAACTGATTTTAGTCTCGCAACAGATATTTGGAATGCAACACTCCAGAATATCATAACCAAAGAACCTGCCTTGGCTACATTCGCGTATCGAAGATGGCAGTTGTACAACAAGTTCTGGCAGCACGCGGCCAAGGAGAGTAGTGGTGACTACCTTGAGGGTCACATCACTCTTGATAGTGAAGGAAACTTCAAGCTGGTTGGTATTTGGGATCAGGACACCCTCCAGAAGAAGAACATCCAGAGTCGGTATACGGCCAACTGGCGTCAGGGCAAGGGTGGTATGCTCTGGAATACGATGGAAACATCGCTCAACAGCGGTGCCCAGAAGATTTACGATGTGCTCGCATCTCAGTACCGATCTGCGATGAAGGACATCCTCGAAGGCGTTTATCTTTCGATGGTTACTGGACCGACTGGTGCTAACGATGACCTCAGCCCGAACTCGATTAACACCTGGCTTCGCGTCGGCACCGCATCCAGCACTGGTGGTTGGACTGGTTATCAGTCCCGTTACAACGATGGTAGTACCCCCGGCACGGCTTATGATACTGCTGGTCTGGCTTCGTCTGCATCGAACCATTCCGGCTGGGCGAGTTACTACGCTGACCATCTGGGCAACATTGATGAGACTCTGCTCACGCTGTTGGATCGTGCTGTGCGTAAGACTGGGTTCCAGGCTCCTATAGTACCGATGGACCCGAGTCAGGGCAAGAATGGTTTGCTCGACTTTTCGATGTACACCTCTGATAACGTAATCGCCAAACTGAACACGTTCTACGCAAAGTCCGACGATAACATGGGCTACAACGTAGATTCGCACTGGGGCACTCCTACGTTCAGAAGCATCCCGTTCGCGTATGTCGATCTCTTCGATGAGGCCCGCACGTCACTGTATGGTACGGACCCGATCTTCGGCCTCAACCACAGTAACATCTTCCCGGTCGTTGACTCGAACTGGAACTTCAAAGAACTCACTGGCACTGATCCGACTCGTGCCGTTGTAATGCAGCGACTCGTCTACATCCGGTATCAGATGTGGTGCAACGATCCGCAGAACGCAGGCTTCCTCGTGAGTCAGCACCCGTCCAGCTAACCGAACGATAATACTTTTTAAGGAATAGAACAATGGCTAAAGGTGCATATTTCACAAAGCACTTCGATGATACCCTCAAGAAGGGCATCTATGAAACTCAAGTGCCCAACGTTAATTTTCTGTATCAGACTCCCACTACTACAAAAAATGTGGAGTATGATGTAGGCGACAAAGTGGTTCTCCCTGATGGTAGGGAGTTCCGGTATGCCAAGTCTCTAGGCAACAACGCTTTGTTTGCTGCACATGGAGTTTCCTTTACTTACACTGGTTACGTTTCGTATACGGCATTTGCAGTTTCCGCCGATAGTGGTGCTACAGAGATCACTATCCCTGCCGCCTCTCACGGTGCGCTCACTTTGGATGAGTTGCGTGGCGGGTACGTGATTATCTTTGACGGTGCCACTGATCTCGACACTACGGTCAGAGGTATCGTGGGCAACGACGCCGCTGATGACGGGGCTGCGTTTAAGGTGCAGCTTGATGGGCAGATTCACAACGCCATCGTAGCTGGGACTGAGGCCGCAGAGGTTTATCAGAATCCGTGGATAGGTATGGAAGTTGCGTCTAATGTAGCACTTCCGATAGCTGGTGTTCCTACTACCACGGTCAGTGCTGCCGCCAATTACTTCTGGGTGCAAACCAAGGGTATCACTTGGGTTGCTCCGCAGACTGGTGTTGGCGACCACGGTGGTATGTTGACCTGTTGGCGACATGACGGTAGTTTGGAATCCGCTGAGACTGCTTTTAATGTGACAGTTCCTGGAACTGATCGAACTCAGATAGCTGGCTACTGTATCCAAGGTAGTAAGGCTGGTAATGGTCCCCTGCTCATGCTCGCGGATCATGGATAAGAAGTTGAACACGGGGCGGGTTGATACAGAGTCTACGATACTCCTCGGTCGCCCGCCCCATTTTAAGGAGACAGAAATGACATTGAACGAAGCGTTGGACATAATGAAACAAGTTTTTGCGTTGCACATTAGTTCATTAAACAGTCCGAAATTGCAGGAAGTTTTTAATTCTGCTGGGCAACTTCAAGAGGTAACGAAGGTGATAGAGGAAGAGTGCTCAAGGATCGACCCTCCTGATCCCACAGAACCAGAACCAGAACTAGACAAGAAAGAATCAGACGGTAACAAGAAATAAGACTCTGTCTCCTGATGTTAGCCGGTGCGGACTACCCGGCTGGCATCGAGTTAAGGAACACTATGGCCGAAGAATACATCGAATCAATCATAATGCGGCAGGACAACCGTCTAGAAGCCACGACTCCCCTGTTTGAAGATGACGATTGTGATGCCCTGTTCGAGTTTGAAGGGACCGTCAAACTGACACAGATATTGAAGTCAGTGCAGAACGCCACACACAATCGCCACGACTACGTATTCAAGATTGTGTCTATCAAGAAGTTGGAGAAACCCTAATGGCCAAACTCACACTCAGCTACGAAGACCTCTACACGCGGGTCTCCAACTTCCTGGCCCTCACGCCCACGGGCACGGCTCCGACCGGGACCAATCTGACGACGTGTAAGAACCTCGTTGATCGCGGTATCCGACAGTTCCTCTATCCAATGGACATGAAATATGGAACACCCCACGAGTGGTCGTTCATTGAGCAGTACTGGTCGTTCAGCACGGCCAATGGACAGTGGAAGTATTCTCTTCCCGTAGATTTCTCTGATATGCTCACTGATCTCTCACACGACGAAAGCCAGGCGTTGCGACCCCCAGTCAAACGAAGCGCACAACAGATCAAGGAGATGAGGAGTTACACGATCACGAGCGGATGGCCTCTGTACTACGCCGTTGTCCCCCAGCGATATGACATCGAGATCGGCACCACTTATGAGTTGTGGCTCTACCCGAATCCCAGTCAAAAGTACACATTTAGCTGCTTCTATCGTATTGATCCAGTCAAACTGGCTGCAACCACTGACCTGATGATCGGCGGGATTATGGCTATCGAGGCGATCCTGGAGAGTTGTCTGGCTGTAGCCGAGACCCAGGAAGAGGACAACACCTCCACGCATCACCAACAGGAAGCGGCGCGGTTGATCCAGACCGCGATCCGGTTTGACTCAGGCAAGGCGGACACTGGCACGATAGGCAACCTGTACACTGGGAAGGGTCTTGGTTTGGACGAGATCGCTGGGAGTGGTCCATGTAATCGGTTTGCTTACGTGGATCAATCTGATATTTACTCGCAAGAATAAGGCCCAAAGGTGGCCGTAAAACTAACAATTTTTTAGGAGTATGAACATGGCAACAGCAACCAATTGGTTTTTTACGGAGTATAAGGCTCTCAACGAGAGAACAAAAGCCCTGGTATCGGCTTCTGGGGATGTCACCTATACTGCCAAGACAGGTCGAGTCGCTGATGATTTTCAAACTGATCGCTTCATCCGGGTCACCACTGGAAGCACTTTCGACATGGCTATCACTGTCCCTGATGGTGTTGCCTACGGCCAGAAGCTCGATGTCCTCTTTGAAGTAGAGGGCGGTACTGATACTGTCGATGTTACCACCACTACTGGCGACAACGGAACTCAACTTACCGCAGCCGGTGGGTACAATCGCTTCGAGTGGCATGGTTCCACTATCGGTTGGGTTCTGATTTCGTCTTCGGCTACATAAACAACACCATAACGTAAAGAGGAGAAATGACATGCGTGGTCAAAATTCAATCAGTTTTCCCGCCAAGTGGAACGTTGCTGGGTCAATCACAAGTGAAACCGCCGCTCTGGCCGTTACAGGCCGAGATGTCGCTACGGTAGACGCGCTCGCCGCAGCCAAAACGATCAAACTCGCTCCCCCTCTTCCTGGACCGTATGCTATGCTGCTGCGGTTTCGAGCGGATGGTGCTGCCGATCTGGACTCTATATTGCAGTTGTATGCTGCTCGAACTGCGGGTGACCATTACAACAGAGCGGCACAACTTACGGTAGTCACAGGTACTCAAGACACTGACACATCAACGATTCACTTCATTGATACAATTACCCCAGCGAATGAGGACGCTCTGTTCGATGGCGAAGAGAGCGACCTTACCGACATGATTGCACACTATTACATGCGAACGCTCGGCAACGACAGGTTCATCTTCATAGCGAGTGATCTCGATTCAACCACAGTGTACGTTGACGTATGCTGGCTTTATGAATAGGAGTATGACATGCCAAAGGGAATAGGTTACGGTGGTAAGAAACCAAGCAAACTCAAACGCCGGGTTAAAGAACTGGTCGGCGGAAGTAAGACATACCAAAAAGGCCACGTAGAACTTAAAGCCGGAGAAGCAACGAGAAAACTACGGCGAGCAAAGAATCGAGCGGCGGCGAAACCTATGGTCGGTAAAGAGACCAACGCACAGAAGGAACGCCGAACCAGAGTCTCCACCCAGACCAGTCGCAGCAGTACACCGTCTTATGGTGATTGGCTCAAGAAAACTGGTAAGGGGGCGACGGCTGCTACGTCCATGCAGTACCAGCGAATGAAGAGGAACCGATGATAGAACTGACCCCACCCATCAAAGGTGTATCGAAGGGTCTTCCTGTCGATAAGGAACCTGTCACAACATCTGGGTATATGAACAACGTGCGCCCGATTGACACCCTCGAACGAAGACTCCGGCTGGGACAAAGGCCAGGGCTCGACAAGTGGGGCGCTGGGACTCAGATCGGTGCGGCTGAACAGCCGGTTGTGGCGATGGTCGTTGTAGCGGCAGTGTTGTAGGAGGCAGAGGATGGCAACAGGTGACCCAACTGGACCAGATTTAACAAGTGGTACAACTAATGGAAATGGTTTGCCAGCGTTTCCCGCTGAAACACAAGATACCAAGATAACCTTTGGCGCTGGCACAGCCTTAATTTCTGGCGTAGTGTATGCCATAGTAGTAAGATCACAAGGTAATTTTGATAATTCTGCTTTGTGGCAAGACAAAGAAGGCAACGTTTACGGTGGGGGGCAGCGGTTTATAAGTAATGACAGTGGATCGTCTTGGGCTGGTGATTCTCTTGACTGTTGGTTCAAAACATACACTGGTGCTGGATTTAATGTACTCCGTGATAGTTTCAACCCTGCCTGGAGTGGTGGGGCATCTTTTTGTTATGATACAGGTTGGACAGCACAAACTTTTACAGCCACGTCTTCTTATACGATCACAGCGGTAAATCTTGAATTGGGACGATCTATTGGGGCGACTCCAGGAACCATCACAGTCAGCATAAGGGCTACTGTCGGTGCTCCAACTAAAGCCGACACTCCCGTTCCGACAAATGCCAATACGTCAGTCACTCTCGACCAAGCAACTCTGGGCTGGGCAGATGGTGGTGGAGCAGATACCTTCGACGTGTATTACGGAACAGTGTCTGGTAGTTTGACATTGGTGTCTTCGGCACAGGCCGGAGAATCTTTCATTGTTACTGGGATCACGGATGGTGCCCCCTACGAATACTTGTCCGTGAGATATTGGAGGATCGACTCCACGAACGCAGCAGGTACGACGACTGGTGATGAGTGGTCGTTCGTGACCATACGATTTACCCCTGTTGGTGTAACCTACTTCTACGCAACGACTGGCCAGTATTACCGACTCCTGATCCAATCAGACGGCACATACGGCGATGTGCCCGGCGTGGGCGTTGAGAACACTGATTTCGTGTATTTGGCTGCGGGGTATGAGGCCAACATGGTGGCAACAACTCGCAAACTGGTCAGTGCCGCAAACAACAAAATTTGGATTGAGGACATCTAATGGCTGTCAGTATCAGTGACATAGCACAGATAAAACGCTTGGTGACTTCTGGCAGTAACGCAATATTTTTCGAGGATATAAACGTGGCCGCAGGAACACAAATTGAACTCGCTACCGCTACTGGTGACATTGACACATCAGATCAACTTGAAGTAGCTGCCGCTCTCCAGAAAGTGTTCGTGGTCAACGGAGCCAACCTAAAGGTGGCAGATTTCATCAATACAAGATTAACCCACACAGCCTTAACAACAGCACACGCTCGCGGAGATATACTGACTCAAGCCACTTCTGGGGCTTCGATGATCGTAGATTTTACGAACACGGCCAAGACGTTGACCTATGGCTACACCACTACTGGAACTTGGGACTTCTCCAATTCAGTAACTGGAAGCGGCTCTGGCACAGCCTTCACACCTACCGGACAAGCGGGGGCGCTCACGCATACGGCGTTGGCTACCGCACATGCTGCTGATGACGTCCTCACCCAAGCGACGAGCAATGCCACCATGACTGTCACTGCTACTGATGCTGATAAAAAGCACACGTATGGAACCATCACAGCCGGGACTTGGAACACAACGAACTCGGTTACTGGGAGTGGATCAGGTTCAGCGTTTACTCCAACTGCTGTCAACATAAGGCCCCCAGTATGGTACGACTGGACAGTGTATCCTGGTGGATTGTCCGGGGCCATGCCCGAGAAGGCGTACCTCATCTCAGTCTATCGTGGTAGACTGGTACTGTCTGGCAACCCACAGATTCCAAATCAGTGGTTCATGTCAAAGACAGTTGACCCGTTCAACTGGCTGTATGGTGAAGATGATCCATTCTCTGCCGTAGCCGGTAACAATGCCGACGCCGCACAGTGTCCCGACATCCCTCGCGCTCTGATCTCCTTTCACGATGACTACCTGATCTTCGGCTGTGCGTCTACTATTTGGCTTCTCCGGGGCGATCCTGTGGCTGGTGGTTCGCTCGACAACCTCAGTGATACAACTGGGATATTCGGAGCGAACTCGTGGTGTTTCGATGACAACCGTAACCTGTACTTCTGGGGGTCTGGGGGTCTGTACGAGATCAAAGCTGACTTCTCTGGGATCAGGAACCTGACTGAGATGGTTCTGCCCGACATCGTCAATGATGAAGCCGCTAATCCGACGACACACCGGATCACAATGGGCTATGACAAGAAACGACATGGAATTGTAGTCGCCATTACCGTGTTGGCGACCGGGGTGAACTCGGACTACTTCTACAGCTTCAAGACCAAAGGGTTCTATCCTGAGTCTTACCCCGACGAGTGTGGACCGTATTCGATCTTCTACTACGATGCCAATGATACTTCCTTCGCTGATCTCCTGATCGGGTCCAAGGACGGTTACATTAGAAAGTTCCTCACAACTGCCAAGGACGATGACATAGGGGCTTCAGATCAGGCAATCTCGTCTTACGTGACATATCCGATCACACCCCTAGCTGCACGCATGGGCCGAGATGGTGTGTTGTCACCGATAGAAGATCAGAACGGCAAACTAACTGAATTGGTGTTCGATCTGGCTGGGGGTGCTGCTGGTGGTTCCGAAGGTGACACTGATGGAGTGACTTATGAACTCCACAAAGGCGACGACGCTGAAACAGTTCTGGAAGACATTGTAGGCGGGGCTACTGCTTTTTCCTCTGATACCCTATCGGGTACTGGACGAAAGAGTAAGATAAAACCAAGAATGAAGGGGGCATACATGGGGTTGAAACTCTACAACTCTACGGCCTCTGAAACATGGGCGATCAATCGAGTGCTCTATGGCACTCAGAAATCAGGAAGGGTGAGATAATGGCTGGGACATACTATCAGGCGGTGGCAGAAGGACAGCGATCAGGACAAGCCGGGCGTGTTGTGCCCTCTGGTACAGGTAGAAATATTACATACCGTTTTGTTTCTTCTGGTGGTGGAGGAGGTGGCAGTGGAAGAGGTGGTATCAACTACTCCTCCCTCTACGCTGATTTCCAAAAACGAGAGACTGGAGCAAGGGAAGCCAACGTCGCCCGCGAGACTGAGATCAGAGGAATCTACGACGAAGCGATTGGTCAAGGACAAGGGGCGTTCCGAACGGCTGGACTCGCTGACATCGAGCGGTCCAAGACACGAGCGGTCGGGCAGGGGACACAGCAGTTAATCTCATCTGGTCTATACGGCACCACGACAGCGGCCAGTATCCCGGTCCAGGCCGAGAACCAAGCTGCTCTCTCACGGCTGAAGCTCGAAGACATCATCCAGCAGAGGACAACTGAACTCAAGTTAGGCAAGGCTGGGTTCGTGGAACGGATCGAAGACCCGTATCCTGATTATAATCAATTGATACAGGCGATGGCGGCGGGGGCGAGCCGTTAATGGCATTGACTTCAAACATCAAGGATAAGGACTGGGTATCAGTCAGACAGGCTACGGCGCGGCTTGCGTCGTCTAAGTTGGGGCCTAAGTCTACACCTACGTTCCTTGGAGTGACAACTACTTCGCTCACGATCACAGGGCTCACTGATGACTCTCTGATCTACCCGGTGTCTGGTCTGTTGACGTCTCTTGGTGTAGCAGCCGATGGGCAGATACCGATAGGGTCCGCTGGAACCACACCAGTTCTCGCCACACTGACCGGCACTGCTAATCGTGTCTCCATTACGAACGGGGCTGGGTCGATTACGGTATCACTCCCACAAGACCACCATACTGCTGCGGAAGTGCAGTACGCTAAATTAGACCTTACGAGTATTACAGATGGGAACCTCCCGAATATGGCGGTGGCAGCAGCAGGGTTTGAGGATAGTCCGTTAAGGACAGACGGAACAGACCTGATCTCAACCGGCGTGGTGCAGGCCACGAACTTCGCCAAAACTGGGTGGCCCAACACGCCAAGCGTTACCCTCTCCTTTGATGATGCCTCGAAAGTGTTTACGGTCACGGACGGTGGATCAGCCTACTATTATATAGGCGGCGTGAAGTATGTCCTCGGGGGCAATAAGACTGTAGACCTTGATGATGTGACACCGGCAGAAGGTCTCTGGTACATCTACTTTGTCGGCGACACCCTTACAGCTTCACAAACTCCTTGGAGATTTGCAGACGAGGACAAAGCATGGGTTTCAATAATATATTGGGACAACACGAACAACAAAGAAATTTCATTAGGTTACGAACTGCATTCATTCGTGATGGATGGTGTAACTCATCAGAGATTACATGACTGTAATGGTTCTGCTTGGGCGTCAGGTCTACTGGTTGCAGATGCAGGTTCGGAACTGATTGATGTTGCGGTTGGTGAATTTCACGATGAAGATATTGAAGTAAATATTTCCGATGGTGCAGGTGCGGGGCTATTCGAGCAGGAACTTTCTCCTGCCGAGTTGCCAGTTTACTACAGAGATGGAGCAAGTGCATGGAGAATATACGAGACAGACGAGAAGAAGGTTACAACGGATGCAGGCTATGTGTCTGGTTCTAATGAACTCCATTACAACAAACTGAATGGTACTTGGGCATCAGTGTATGTAGGCGCAGCTAAACACATGGCTTATTATGTAATAGGTAGTAACGACCAAACTGAACCGATAGCTTTAATCATGGGTCAGGAGATATACAACACTCTAGCCGGTGCGAAAGACGACAACTTCTCGGGTCTATCACTTGC